CGACCGTCATGGATGACGGCAGGCGCTGATACTCACCAACCATGGTGTAAACGGCACTTGGCACTTGGCCAAGCATCATTGCCTTCTCCGTTGGATGAATGGCGAACACCACAGGTCGGCCGCTCACCTGCGCGTTGAAGCGGTAGGTGTTGCGAAAGACTTGGTATTCCCATTCAACCAACCACTGCTCATCGTAGATACCGATGTCAGTGCGATAGGAGCGCACGGTCTCCTTCCACCAGTAACGCAGATCAGTCAGGGCGTTGCCCGTCAGATCGTTGGTGGTGGAGGAGGGTGCGTAGTCGCCTTGCTCAGCGACGGTTTGGTAGCTGAATGGCAAACGCATCCAGCCCCAGTTGTCGTACATGCCTTGCAACTCGAGCCAAGCATCGTTGATGTAGGTGGCAAGGCGTGCAGCCTCACCAGTTTGACCAACGACGGACACAGGCCCAGTGCCGGGGATGCCGCACTCTTGGCGCAGCATCTTAGTTAGCTCGAGGTAGTTCATGTATTAAGCTGGTGTTTGCAAGAGTTGACGGAGCCAAGGTGCGCCAACCTTTGGGTTGGGATCGTGCATCACTTGGAACGGGTAGGTCAACGACAGAACGTTGTCCTCGCGGAAGCCCATGCTGCCATCTGGGTTCACAACCTTGGTTTGACGCACACGAGACTGCTTGGCATTGGCCAACACAGCGACGTGGTAGCGACGCAATTTCACTTCGTTGCCGCGCACGGCCAAGCGGTAGTCGCCGTTGACGTTGATCTCAACAAATGCTGGATCGTTCTCGTTGCCGGGTTCTTGCAGGAACACAATCAACTCGTCGCGCATGAACACAGCATTGTCAAATGCATCGGTGCTGATCACGCGATCAGTATCGATCTCGATGCCCTTGGCATCTGTGGCGTCCGCGACTGATTGGACTGAGTTAACGATGTCGACATTGTGCGAGTCGACAGTGCCTTTGCGTTCGTAGGTTGTGGGTTTGGTCATTGCATGGTCTCCATGGATAAAGGGGGAGGCACCCACCCGAAGGTGAGTGCCGGACTGCTATTAGGCAGTCAGAGGTGCGGCTGGCATGTCTGCCAAGTTGTAGAACGTGTCAGTCACGTTGGTGGCGCCGAGGTCGGTGCTACCGGGTGTGTAAGTCACGCCTGCAGTCAAAGCAATGCGCAAAGCGCCGATCGGGCAAACGCCACGTGGAGCTGTTGGGAAAGGCAATGCAACGCGGCCAGCAGCCAACTCAGCAGAGTCAACGATTGGGCCGGGCAAGATCGACACTGCACCGGCTGTATCCAAGAAGATACCGTAGATGCGAGTAGAACCGTTCACGCCACCAGTGAAGCCACCGTTGACAGCTTGGATACCACCAGCAGCAGCTTGGTACACGGATGCGCCAGAGTAGCTGATAGCGATGTTGTCAGTGGTTGACTTGCTGTAGAAACGACCGTCGATCACGTAGTTGATGTCGGCAGTAGTCTTGATGGTGTTAGCGTTTGTGCCTTCGGCCAAAGCGCCAGAGTTCAAAGCGAACGTTGCGCCTTGAGAGAGAGATAAGTTATCAGACATTTTGAAAATCCTTAAAAAGTTGCGGGAGGGAAATGAGGGCCGAAGCCCTCACTCATCACAGGCCAGAGGCTGCGCATTCCAAACGGACCATCCAGTTTTCGTTCAAGCGCACAGCGTTCTTGTAGAAGTTGGCGCCGACGTAACCGAACTGACCCATTGGGTTAGCGTGGGTGATTTGCTTTGCGGGCAAGTAGATTGGTTGAATGGCGTTTTGGCCTTTCAATGCAACTTGACCCCAAGCCTCTTGGCCCACAACCATCATTGGGTACACGTCGGCAGTAGTGCCAGAAGTGCCACCGTTTGACAAGAAAGCGCCAGCACTCACAGTGCCACCAGCAGCCAAGAATGGCTTGAAGTAAGGCGATGTGATCAAGCGGAAACGCTCAACGCTACCGATCTCGCGCTCGTGCACGGGCTTTTGTGAGCCGTACTTAGCGACAGGAACGAAGCCAGTCAGGTTACGGCAGTCGGCTTCCAAGTCGGTGTGGATGAACACCAAGTAGCCGGGTTCCACAGCTTGAGTGCCGTAGTTCACAGAGGCGGCCAACTTCTCGGTCACCAACTGAGCGAACGCGCTTTCCAATTGACGAGCGGCTTGACGCAGCTTGTTCAATGTCACAGCGGTGTTCACGTCTGTACGGGCAGAGCCGTTAGCGTAAACAACGTTTGTACCGCCACGAACCACACCGTAAGAGATCAACTCTTCCAGAGTAGCCATGTGCTCGCCGACCAACTTCACCATGTCAGCTGGGATGTCGTCTTCATACATCGACTCAGCTTTGCTGGAGATTTTCATCAACACGCCGTACTGTTGCAGAGTCACTTGCACGTCTTGATACGTGATAGTGCGAGCTGCTGGAGTCACGCCTTCTTGCATCAAGTAGTTGCTTGCGGTCACGCTAGGTGCGCCGTTAGTACCAGCATCGATAGGCAAAGCGCGACGGAACACCACGGTGTCAGTCTTGTTTTGAGGGATTTGTTTTTGTGTACCGAAGGTAGACAAAACTTTGATTGGCATAGCGTGCTTGAGCATTTCGCGCTCGGCCATGATGAGGTTCCGGCTAGGAACTAAGGAATAGGTTTGCATGGTTATTTACCTTTTGATTTATCGAGTTCATCGAGATAGCGCCAATACTCTTGTGGCGTCATATCTTCGACCGCTTTGGTTCGTACTGACGAACCGCTGCGACCTGAAGGGATGGCCGCCGCAGAGCTAAGGCGCTGCGTTTTGTTTGCTGACGTTGCTGAGTTCATGGCTTCGTGGTGCAGATCAAGCAATCGAATTGCATCTCGCGGGCTTTCGCTCGCCGCAAGCATCTGTACCTCGGGTTGTTGGCGTTGCAGCCAACCCATAAATTCAGGCGTCTGTACACGATCTTGCCAATTGGGATGCTTTGCTTCCACCGCCAGCTCTGAACGCATTTGAGCGATCTCTTCGTGACTCACGCCACCCTTTTGATCTTTGAGCAACGCTTGAATGCGCTGCTCCTGCTCTTGCATCTGCTGTTTTAAAGCAGACTCCATTGCGTCCGCGAACTCTGGGTAGTCGCGCTTTAAGTTGGCCATGGCCTCTGGGTTCGATTGCGCTTGACGGATTTGATCCGCATTGGGCGCTTCGCCACCTGAGTTGGCTACTTGCTTGGCAAGTTGTTGCTGTTGCTTCAACTGACCATTCAAGCCACCGATATGACCTTCTGCATTCCGAAGACGATTTGTTACTTGGCCGAGCATGCTCTCCAAGCCAGCGATCTTGTCCATCAACGATTGCTCATTGCCTGCGGCATCAGTTGCTGCGTGTGCATCGGCCTTGTCGGCGGGTGCTGCTACATGCTGATCTGCGGGCTGTTGCGAATCCGATGACTCAGTTGCCTGAGTTCCCGATGCGTCGTCCTCTGGCAATGCCTTGCCATCGTCTTCTGCTTCGAGCTGGTCCCAAATCTTCTGGGCTTCGTCTTGTGAATTGGTTCGTTCCTGTACGTTCATTGGTTTGTCGTCTCACTTGTCACCATTACTGGCGGGTATTGTCGACGCCGCTTAATTCATCGGGGTCAACAGCTGCTCCCGCGCTTGCCTCTTCAGCAAGGGCGAGGATCTTTTTCAACTCCTTGATGCCACCACGCACCGAGGATGTTCGCTCAGGACTCAGTTCAGAGTCATTGAGCTTTCGTAACTCGTCGATCCGTTCATCAACAAGTTGCGAAAGCCGCTTCCAACATGGGCTGTGGAAATCTTCAAGCTTCAATGTCGTCTCCGTAAAAGAAAAGGCGGTCCTTTTTAGGGGCCGCCTTAATCAATGGCTCATGAAAAAACCGATGGACTTGCATCAAGAGACACTTGCCCGACACGAATACTACACGATTTTCATGGCGTGTGCAAATTAAATTCCGCTACCTTGCTGCACCTTTAGGGCTGCCTCAGCCGAAAATAGCTGGCGCTCGTTATCAATCTTTATTAACTCGAGCCTGTCTCTTGCTGCAATCTCTTCGCGGGTCAGTGTGCCGTCCTGCTCGAGCTTAGCGATGCCAAGGTCGCGGGTGATGGAGGCGCCGGT